ACCCAGAGGGTCCGAACCACTGGTTTCGGCAGGAGTGGATCCTTCAGTACAAGAAAAAGAGGCTTCTGTATCTCCACTTCACAATGGATGATAACTGGAGCCTGTCCGAGAAGATCAAGGCTCGCTATCGGGCGATGTATACCGGCGTCTTCTTTAAACGCTTCATTCAGGGTCTGTGGGCTGTAGCATCCGGCTTGATATTTGACATGTACCGGGATGATGACCCGGCGCACGTCCATGAGGACAGCGGGCCTTTTGATTGGCATTTTGCTTCGTGCGACTACGGTACGCAAAACCCCTGCACATTCGCGCTGTATGGCGTACGAGGTAACGGGGATGTGCGACGGGTACATATCAGCAAGGAGTATTTCTACGATGGCCGCAAGGAGCAGCGGCAAAAAACGGATTTGGAATACTCCGTCGATTTTAAAAACTTTATCGGCGGCCGTAAGATACGCTGCGTGGTGGTGGATCCATCCGCGGCGTCATTTATTGCGCAGCTAAAATCTGACGGCTGGTATGTGATTGCAGCAGACAACGAGGTGCTTGAGGGCATATGCCGGATGAGCACGGTCATTGGTAGCGGACGTTTTACGGTGGATCCGGGGTGCGTGCATACCCGTAGAGAGCGCCAGTCCTATGTGTGGGACGAGAAGGCAGTGCAGCGCGGCGAGGATAAACCGGTCAAGGTTGACGACCACACCTGTGACCGTGACCGCTATGCCTGCATGTACGTATTTAAGAAGCCTTCGATATCGTTCCTGAAATGAGGTGTAGAGTATGGCTTTAGTGACCCAGTCTGATCTGATCAAGGCGATCATCGCGGGTAACGCTCCTATGACTACGGCGCAGATCGTTACCGAAGAGGTTAAATGCTTCACGGGATCTCCTGCTTATAAACTGATGCTCGACGCCGAGAAATACTGGCGTAATCGCAGCGCAGTACAGGATAAAACGGTGCTGATCGATGGCCGCAGCAATACGAAGATCGAGCAGCCTATTCTGAGAAAGCTCATCAACCAAAAGACGAGCTATCTGCTGTCCAGCCCGTTCTCCATCGCGTCAGAAAACGAGACCTACATGGGCGCATTGGCGGATGTGTTCGATGATACTCTCAGGCGTAAAATTAAGGGCGCAACCACGAACGCTATCAAGTACGGGATTGGATACCTCCAGCCGTATTTCGAGAACGGCGCACTGCGTTGGGCGCGGCTGCCAGCGTATGAAGTGATTCCGCTTTGGGATGATGCAGAGCATGAAGAGCTGAACGGCTTTATTCGTTTCTACGATCAGGTGATCTATGAGGGCATCAACAAGCGGACCATAACCCGGGCTGAGTTCTGGACATCCGCAGGCGTTCAGTATTTCATATCCAATATCCCGGGCGGGGCGTTCCAGGATGACATCGAGCGGCCGCCTGTACCGCATTTTACCGCGGACACGACGCCGTATAACTGGGAGCAGGTCCCTCTGGTCTGGCTCAAATACAACGAGGATGAACTGCCGCTGTTGTACTTCCTGAAGGAGATCATCGACGACGTCAACTGGCAGAAGTCCGTTACCAGCGACGTCCTGCGCGATATTGTGAATTTCATATTCATCCTCAAGAATTATGGTGGGGCAGACTTGGCCGAGTTCATTAAGGGCGTGAAGGAGCATTTCGCAATCAAGGTTGATGCCGATGGCGGAGTTGATAAACTCTCCGCGGATCTCAACATTGATGCGGTTATGAAGTACCTGGACGAACAGCGCCGGGCGCTTTATGACTTTGGCTCAGGTGTCGATACCAAAGATCCGGACCTTGGGAACGCCTCCGGTACCGCGATCAACTTCCGGTACATGGATCTGGACGCGGATTGCCGTGCGATTGGCGTCGAGCTCAAGGACGCGATGCAGCGGATGAAGCTGTTCATCGACCTGTACCTGCAGGCAACTGGGAAGGGCAGCTATAAAGAGTATAAAATTGACGTTACCTTTGCGACGGATATGCCGGTGAACGAGACGGACGTCATCACCAACTGTAAGAACTCTGCCGGCACGATATCGCAGCGGACGATCGTAAAGAACCATCCGTGGGTTGAGGATCCGGACGAGGAGATCAAGCAGCTGGCGAAAGAGCGCAAGGCTGCTATGCAACAGACCGGTGGTAAATATCCTGGTGATGGGGACGATGATGACGACCAGGGCGGTGGGACTGAATGAAGTCCGCCGACTACTGGAAGAAGCGCGCCGAGGCCCGCATGGATCGAGGCATGGCCGCAGCTGATACGGTGCTTGATCAATTGGAACGCGCGTATGCGAAAGCATCTCGTGAGCTGCAGGGTGATATCCGCCGGCTGTATGAAAAATATGGTGATGAGTATGGCCTGTCCTATGCTGACGCTATCAAGTATATCGATACCTCGGATTTCAAGGACTGGCGCTACACCCTGGAGGAGTACGTTGTGCGGATCCGCGAGACCGGCGATGTGGATCTCCTGCGGGAGCTGGATACGCTGGCCACTCGTGCCCGGGTGACCCGACTGCAGACGCTCGAAACAGCGATCAAGGTCAACGCTGCTGAACTGGGGCAGAAGGGCGAGACACTTGTCACGCAGCTGCTCGGCGACACCTACGAAAACACTTATTACCGCTCAGCGTATGATTTCCGGCGCGGCGTTGGTGTGGGCAGCTCACTGGAGATGCTTTCTCCCGATAACGTGGCCAAGGCAATTTCTTACCCTTGGAGCGGGGCGGACTACTCCACGCGGATCTGGAAGAACGCTGCTGCACTTGAGGCGTCGCTGCGCGAGACGATCACCCAGGGGCTGATCCAAGGCAAGGATGTGCGGCAGATGACTGCCGCCATCCAGAACGCTACCGGGGCCGGTGTATACAATGCTCAGCGGCTTGTCAGGACCGAAACCGCTTATATGGTGGAGGCAGCCGAGCTGCGCAGCTATGCCGATTGTGGTGTAGATGAGTACGAGATACTGGTGGCCGAGGATGAGCGGCTATGTAAAAAATGCGGTGCCCGCTTCGGAGATGTCCACAAGGTAGCCGATGCGCGCGTTGCTGTTAATTACCCGCCTTTCCACTCAAACTGCAGGTGCACCACCGTGGCGCATTTCTCTGAGGAGCAGATGGCCGAGTGGGAGAAGCTTGGAGCAGAAACTGAACAACTTTCTTTTGCTGATTGGCAGGAAAAGTATTTGCTTTCGTCGAATAAGGGTACACAAGAACCGTTGTACAGATTCCAAGAAAGCAAGAACATTCGACAGGCGAGTGAATACGCTGAACAAGTTCTCGGAATTCCCCACGCGAGTTATAAAGGCGCCGATATTGTCAGCGCGAACGAGTGGAACAAGGGCTTGGCGGATAGCTTTTCACACTTTCCTGAGCTGCGAGATAACTTTAAGTTCGTTGGCACTGTTCAGGAGAGAAATCGATTTGGCAAGCAACTAGCCTTCAACGATTTTATGGACATGGCCAGACGGCAGTTCCCGGGCGGGTCGGAGGAAACCTTGAAACGGGCCGTCGAGCTGGCACTGAATAAGCGGTATGCCCCCGTCAAAGGGGTCACCTATGCACAGTCATGGAAAGAGCCGTATGTTGGTGGCGTGAGCTTAAACAGTGCTTGGGCAAAAGAATCGAAGTCTTTTATTAGTTCATTGCAGCGGGATGTTGTGACAAAGTTTCATCCTCAGGGTACCGGAACCATACGTTCGGTGCTCGATCACGAAATCGGGCATCAATTGGATGATATGCTGTCGATATCAGGCCGCGCTGATATTAAGGCTCTGTTTTCCTCTCTGTCGCATGACGAGATGACCGATGCGCTCAGTAGATACGCTTGGGATAACAACTCGCGGGATAGAGTGCGGGAATTTGTAGCGGAAGTATATTCCGAGTATGTATGTAGCCCAAACCCGCGGGAAACCGCTCAAAAAGTGGGTAAAATAATAGAGGAGGTGTATGAGCAGTGGAAGAGTACAAAATAGCCAAGCTTCTCCTTGGTGTTTCCGATGTTAAGGAATTGCTGCCCTC